CCTTATTAAAGAAACCCGTTGCAGCAATGCGACGGGTTTTTTGCTGTTTGGGGCATAGAGATTTGAGATATAAAACCTCGCGAGGTAAACTCGCTCCTACCACAGCATCAGCACTGACCAGTGTGGTCGGAGGTGGTTTACCCACCGAGCTGTTGGGCTCCCCAAACAAAGAGAGTAAAACATCCTAGTTCGTAGCGAGCCAGGGCCTTATTAAAGATCGCGAGGTGAACTCGCTCCTACCACCGCATCAGTACTGAGCTGCATGGTCGGAGGTGGTTTACCCGCCGAGCTATTAGGCTTCCCAAACAAAAAGAATAAAACATCCTTCTTCGTAGCGAGCTAGGGCCTTATTAAAGGTCGATTAACAGCATTCATCCATGGATCTAATCGACATTAGTACATCCATGTTACGTCAAACCCGTTGCAGCAAATGTGACGGGTTTTTTGCTGTTTTGGGTATAGAGATTTGAGATATAAAACCTCGCGAGGTGAACTCGCTCCTACCACCACATCAGCATAGAGCAGTATGGTCGGAGGTGGTTTACCCGCCGAGCTATTAGGCTTCTCAAGCAAAAAGAATAAAACATCCTAGTTTGATGCCGCGCGCGAAAACTTAATAGAAAATGTGCGAAAACCGCGAAAAGTCAACTTTTAATATGTTTAAAGAGGTTTTAACAAGTTAAAAGTGTCTATTAGTAAGCTAGACACTTTCATGATTCAGGTTTCAATCAGTCTTCATGTCGTATTTTTAAACAGTTTCTGATTCTTCGAATATCTTTGATGGGAATAAGTTTCTTGAGATGATTTTCTCAGATAACTTTTTCTTCTTCTGGCCAGGTGCATTCATATATGCTCGCAAGCTTTTTCCTTTTGGTACAGTTACTAATAATGTATATGTATCTTCATTACTTCCTTTTACTTCACGCCGTTCTTCAATCAGCTCTGTGAGCTCGGTTCTTGAAATTAAACAAATTTGCCGATCCTCCACACATACAAGAGCAACAAAAGCTTTTTTAGCTCTACTCTCGATTTCCTTAAGTTCTTTCAAATGTGATTTGTTGAATGTGAAGCTGTACTCCTTAAATGCCTTAGTTGGTTTTGTCGAGTATTTGAAGTAAACAGCAATATCATTATTTATCAGAAAGCTGCTACGTGAAACTTTTTTCCCATCTCTAAACGCATTAATAGCAGTAAATTGTGCATGCTCAGCTATTTGAGTCAACGCGGCTCCATGGTAAAGGTGATCGTCATTAATTTTCATTTGAGTTCTTATCCTTATGATTAAATAATAAATGTAGTGCTCGAACTATTTAGCTAGTTTTATTACATTAAATTCACACTATAAGTGATTCTGGGTAGCTTATCTTTGATCTCTGACACTAAATTACTACCTCACTAAACGGCAGGTCTGGCGCTTGCCCTATGATGCGATCATTTTCAATGTAGACCGAACCTGACTCAATACTATCACCTAAAACACGGCTTGTGGTTCCATCTGTGTGTTCTACTGTTGTTGTACCATCATTATTCACAGTTAACACTTTTACTATACTGCGCTGTGTGCCGGAGAGTACTGAACCGAGCCTGTTTAGTGTGTTAGACATTGCGTACCGCCTGAATTGTTTGATTTACCATAATCGCGCCTTGGTTATTGATACTGGCAGAGATAGCCAGTGAGTCCACGGTTGCTTTGTATAGCTCGTCTTCGAACCTTACACCTAATAACATGCCTGGTCTGATTGGTGGCAGGTCTTGCTTCAGCTTGGTGCGAATGTTTGCGGTTCGTTTGTTACCACTTCTGGCAAGTTCGCACGTACCACGTTGGCGTGCTGCCTGCACATCAGTAATTAGATTGTCTACAATGTCGCGGGCATAATCAGTTGCAGGAGTGCCTTGGCGCTTGATTTTACATGCAACGCCTTGCTGCTCACCTCTCACAAAAATAACGTTGTGCTCAGGCTGAATGGTGTCTCGTGTATTGTGCTCTAGTATTAGAGCATCATTGAGAATGACATCTGGCGTTGCTTGCTCCGTACTCCACGGATTAACTGGCCACTCAGGCACAACCGAGACAGTTTTAGTTGTATCGTTAATGTCCAGAATAGCACCAATGCTACTGGCTACTTTTAATAGTGCAGCAGCTGGCGTCAATCCTCGATACGAAAACGCCCCCTCAGGGATTGGGTAATCAATCATTTGGTTGTCTAACGTCCAACCTGTGTTATCTAAAATGTCGGTCATGATACCTGCTAGTGTCTTGTCTACGGTATTTACGTAATTACGCTCCCGCTGATACGGTGCTGCAAGCTCTGCGAATCGAGAACGAATCGACGCGCTGTAGCTATTATTTGCAAATCGATTGCTTGTACTGGGTTGCTCGCAAATCATGATGAACTCGTAGCCATTAATGACTAGCTTTAACTGCTGGCCAATCGCACGCTCCATATCAATTCTGCTGCAAAACTTGATGTTGCCCGTTGCAGCAAACTGGCCACGCTGCCATGTACAGGTGATATTGTTGATTAGAATTTTTAAATCATCACTTAGTCGATTACAGCTGATTGATGGTTGCATGATGTAATATCTCTGTATCTGTGGCTCTATTGGAATTTTGGAATCAATGGGGGGAATGTCATCGTCTGAGCGAACTGGCCCACCAGGTAATCCCCAGTAGCAAACCTTTTCATACTGTGACATTCTGAGTTTAACAACGCCTATCTGTGGGGTGGCATTCAGCGCGTTATTAAATCGCACGATGACCTTGCCTTTGCGAGGATGGTTTACTCGGTAGCAAATATATGCGCGTTCACTCGGCCCGTAATGGATGCAAAGTGCGGTTTCATGTTGTGATGCTTCGCGCCAAACTTGAGTTGTTTCAACGTACTTTGCCTGCCCTTTACTCCAACTAAAGTCACTTTCCTTTGTGATAACCGACATACTGCTTTTCCAACCTGTATTTACTTGCTGCTCAATAGCAGTTTGGTTTGCATGCCAAAGTAAGGAAGTCTCTCTGTGAAGTGCAACTGCGTTCGCCCAGCTCATTTGATAAATTGTGTCTAGTGAAAATGCGTTGGTGTATTGCAATGCAACCAGCACGGCATAGTTGTCATTATTTGAGTAAGCTACATCAAAATAGGCCACTACCTCCTTGTCTTCAATCGGTTGAGTCGTGCCACCGCCAAACCTGACAACCAGCGGACTGGTATAGTTATTTGCAGGCGTCGTAAACCTGGCCGTTATCACTCAACAACTCCTGGTAACGCAGCTTGCACCCGGTCGATAATTTCTGCATTATACTGAGGAGGCAAATCCAACTTTCCATCATCAAAAATAGTTACTGTGAGAGTTGCATCTATTGTGTAATCAAGCGGTGTTGTGATTGTTACAACCGTAATGCTGGTCACTCGACCGTGCCATATAATCTCTTGAGTATTTCTGTTCTGAACTAATACACGGGTCGCATTAGGATCTAAATCAAGTTCTAGCAATCCGATATTTTGAACATAGTTAGGCTGTATTTTTTTATATCGGAACATCACCACTGCTCCATGTTGATCCAAACATGGCTACAATTTGCATCTGCCGAATGCAATTGAAAGTACCTATGTCCATCGATGGTCAATTCCTGGGGCCAATATGAGTCTTTGTTTAGTCCACGCATAGTATTAATTAAACCTGGCATATAACCTCTTAATGTAGGTTTTGTCGGGTCAATTAATGCTGGAATATTTTTAGATGCATCATTCATCAAAGGAATAGGAGCTATCCCTAAGATCTCAGCACTATCATCTGCAATATGTATATTGCTTCGCTCAAAAGTAACTCTGGGTGAATAGAGATCGAAGCTGGTTGAGTTATCAGCGGCAAAAATTTTTACTCCAGTGGTTGATGATGTACTACCAATATCTCTGACCATAGAACCCAAAGAACTTGCCCAATTACTTGATGTTTCGTCACTGCTCGCTGGGCTATGAAAAGCAATAAATTGTCCTGCATCTGCTGCAAGTTCTTTTGTGTAATCACCGACAAATAACTCACATTGATAGTAATTTGAGGCTGACACTTTATAACGAGGGTTGTTATTACTCCCAGTTTCATCCACCCAAGCCAGTATCAGATAAAATGCACTTGCTGTACCTATGACAACCCAAGCTTTAGTTTGCGTCGTAGATGAAACAGGATGGTAAAATGACTGTGTAAACCCCGAATGATGTGAGACCTCAGAGTTTATAAATGATTTTGCTGCTTGAAATAGCATGCCACTTGAAGTACTCAACCGAGCCCCCCAATCACCAGCATATGGCCAAAACCGCACCATGCCTCCGCTGCCGCCTTTTGAAGTATCGTTTTGATAAACCACACCATTGGCGTCATCAAATACTTTTGACCAACCCAACGGCTGTTTAGAGCCATACCCATTTACTAAGCATGCATCTAACACCGTTTTAATTTGGTTGGCTGTACCGTACGGCTCTGTGATTTGTGGGGCACCTTCGTCATCCCATCTATATACTGTTACTGGTGTTGGCATTAGTCTTTACTCCCTCTAAATCCAAGCGTGGATTTATCATATTTAATTTCTGTGTGTCCTGGGCTTACCGAGCGCGTCAGCATAACTGGCTTGCTTGCTGTGGTGGTTTCAAACAAAAACGCTTCGCCTGGATTCAATCCAGCGCCAAAAGCTTCTTTGCGTAAAACAAAAAATGGTGAGCCTGCATTGGCATTAATGGGCGTGCAGTCGCTGGTAATGTCGCCGTTATAAATGGTGCCTACATGCTCGCCCACCACATAAAACGCAGTAGTGCTGGTAAATACAATGGCCCAGCGCTGGGCAATGGTGCCTAGGTTGCTTAGCTCAATTGGGTATTGTGTGGTGTTGATTGCGCTCGATGCCGGAGAGCCAAAATCACCAAAGTTATTTTGCCAGGCTGAGAGTGTCCGCTCGTCTTTTGTTAGCGCTTGTAGATCTCCAAGTACGTAAGTGCTTGAGACCGTTGCGCCAACGTTATATGGTCTTTTCAGTGGTGAGAGTATTTTGAGCGTGTCGCCGTCGATTGCATCCACTAAGACCAACTCACTCAAGACGGTGGTTATGATGAACGGGCCAGAAAAGTTGGCAATGCCTGGCTTGATTGTGACTTTGCCAGTGTCCTCGTCATAGCTGTAATTGTCATGATTGGCGCTGTAGAGCGATAGGCCATCATTATCAACAATATCTACCCAGTTGGCATTAGCAGTAACGGTTAGCTCTTGGCCATTGCTGAGCGTAGGGTGTTGGGTTCGGTTACGCTCTTGCACGCACACAAGATTAAACTCGTGAAATATCGGCACATAGCCGCCTTCCGGTAGTTTGCTGCGGTCAATGCCACCAGGTGGGCTAGGCACATTTATTTCGGTGACTTCGTCATAGTCGTAGCTAATAGAGTCTTGCAGTACATCCACGGTAAATTGAAGCTCAACGACTCCTGTACTGTTCACTGAACCAGAGATATTGGTGCCAGTAATGTTTCCATTGTCATCGCTTGATGCACTGAACTCTACACCTGCTTCTGACTTTGCGCGGATATAGATACTACTTCTGGAAAACTTGGATGATGGCAAGCTAAATTGTAGTTCACTCAATGTGAGTGGTTTGCGTTGAATTAGCGCACCAAGTTCTTCAGATACCGTCCCTTGGTAATCAATGGGTTCAATTTCAGTTATTACACCTGTGTCATAGTCAATGCGAGCAATGACATAACCGGAGTGGATGAAGCGGCCTATACCATCGTCGGTAATAACCTGAGACGAGCCTTGCTTTTTCAATCGAACGGTTTTTGGTACAACGGTTTCTGTACTACCTAAATTCAGGTCTGGGCCATCCGAGAATGAGTGAAAACGAAAGTCTTGGTTCGACAAGTAATAAAGCCAAAGAAAGTCACCCTCGAACACGAAATGCCCAGGTGGCAGGCTACCAGAAACGGTTGTCCCTGATAGGGTTGAATTATTTACGGTATAAGTTATTTTGTCGTAATAATCACCAGGCCCATTGTTATTCCCTCGATAAAAGCGATACTGCAAAAAGCGGTTTGCGTTGTAACTCTGTAAAATGTCAGGCACGTCGATATTGTATTCCCTGAGATTGCCAAAGCTCTCGACTTTCTTGTACTTATAAATAGTTTCCGTTGCAGGTCTTAAACCTTGTTTGGTTTCAACACGCTTAACGGTTGGCGCGAGAGAACGATGAACCTCTTTTAGCTTTAGTGTGAGCTCTCCTTGCTCATATGGTGCAACTAAATGACTCAACCCGTGGTACTTGATCGTGCTGGCAGTCATAAGTTCCAACATATCTTCAAGCAGTGAATCGTCTCGTAAATTTGGAGACTCAACCAGCAGTGTGTGAACCAAAGGATCTTCTGGTTGGTCGGCAATAAATACATGAGCCTTAGATAATTTTGTTGCGTCATCCGTTGCAACAGCGGGGTAAAGCTTGACCAAATCAAAAGCGCTGCGTGCATGGTCGACGTCGCTGATTGAGCTAAATACATCATTTAGCTTTCCGCTTACCACCGCGTTGTTGGTGCGGTGGCCGCCTGCATTGGGGGCGCTGCCAAGCCGCTGGGGCTTAAATATTTTAAGGTGACTTCTTAACATGGTTACACCGTTTTTAGTCGTAAGGTTATGTTTTCAAAAAAATCAGGTGCTGCATCCGAGTAATAACTAACGGCGCTGCCAGTGCAGGGCTTTTGACTGTGGTCCCAAACCACGGTGTATACCGTGCCTCGTATCGATATATCAAACACGGTTAGCGTGGTTCGGCTATGGTCAAATAGTGCAATGTAGGCATTCGCAGTCTCCAGCACGCTCTCAATTGTGATAGGCCGACCAGGTAGCAGCGTTTTTTCAATATGGGGCGCACCGTTAATGGCGAGTTCCGTTTGCTCAGCAACGGCTTGATAATCGTGCTCATCTGTCCACACGGCGTGTGGTAGTTCTATGGCGTTAATTACTATCATTGGGCGTTACTCAATTGTTCTAGCTCTTCTAAAAGTTGATCTCGAATGGTGGTGTACAGCTCGGCGGTGTTACCACTGGGTAATTTGAGTTCCAAGACTATTCGTTTGCCGGATTGCTGGCCTGTCAGTAGGGTTAGCAATTTATCGAGTTTGCCATTGACTGCATCGCTCAATGGCGAGCTATTGTTTGGCCTCGTCGGCACGGGGCTTGGGCTGTAGTACTGAACGTTTTCACGCGGTGTGATTGTGTTTGAACGCGTTGGGCTACGGCTGACACTTGCCACTGTCTTTAATGACTCGCGTTGCCTATTGATTAAATCTCGCAGTGCGCGTTTCTGTTCGCCATCGATGTAAACCAACTGCTTAAATATCCGGTCATATATTTTGGATAGCTCATCCGTGTTTGATGCGGAGTTAATCGCACGTTCAAACTTCTCATATTGACTCTGCTTCATTTTTTCGCGGCGTCTACGCTCTCGCTCGCCGATGACTTCAGCACTTTCAAATCGATATGCCGCACCTCTCCCTGTTTCGTACTTTTCCTGATAGTCCACTATCTGCTCAACCGTTGGGCGGTTGCGGTTTTGGTAGTTACTCATGCTCGTTGCAGCACGGTTGGCGCTTTGGCTGACTTTCTCCAGCTCTTCTTTTTGTTGACGCAGGCTTTTTAGAGACAGTTCATTGGCCTTTGTTGCATCTTCAGTTGCGCGGGTTCCTCGCTTGGTTGCATTCGTTGCCGCATCCTGGGCGTTCTTAAAGTCGCCGAGCAAGTTATTTACCACAGACAAGATTTGGCTAACTCGGTCTTTTTTGTGTTGGTAGTCTTCAGCTGACAACGCGCCAACTTGGTACTGTTGATTAACTTGAGCAAGCTCTTGCTCAAGCTTGCGCTGCTCAAGACTTAACTGCTGCAAGCTTTTGGTTTCTAGCTCTCGTACGCGAGCCAAGTCGGCTTCTTGCTCTACCACCAACCCTGTTTGATGGTTAAGGGCAGCTTGCGCCTTTCGCTTTTGCTCAGCTGAGGCTGTTGAGCTGTCTAGGATTTTTTTATTGTTTTCCATTGCAGCTTTGGTTTTATCCAAAACCGTAGCAAAACGGTTTACTGCATCGCTATTAATGTCTGTGGCAGGTTTGAGCTTGTTAGCAGCGTTAACCAGTTTATCCAATTCAGCAGTTAAACCCAGTGCGGCCGCAGCTGCCTGAACCGATGCTGGCACAGTTTGGTCTGTGGCGCTAGCAGCTTCAATTGCAGCCTGCGCCCATTTTAAAAAGGCGGCTTGCTGCATCGCAACTGGTTCGTTGCTTTGTTGGAGTAATTCAAACGCTCCTTGTAATTTAGTCGCCGTTTGAGTCAGTGCGTCGGCGCTGGTGATACCCAACTCTTTATAGGCTTTGCTTACATCGTTGGTCAAGTATGCTTGGCGTTCTAGCGATTCGTTATGAGATTCAAACTTCGCTTTTAATGAGTCCAGTAATACTAATTTCTGGCTATACTCAGCCCCAGCACCAGCCAGTGCAGTTCGTGCAGACTCAATGGATTGGATAAAACCATCAACACCAGCGCGCACGCCATTTAGATTTTGCGCCTGCTGCTCTAAAGTTTCTATTACACGTAATGCCTCTGGAATTGTGAGCCTAAGTAGCTCTTGGCGCTTGCGCTCTTCTTCAGCGGCAATGCGTGTGGCTTCAGCGAGTGCCTCCGCTTTACGTGCTGCGTTTTCATAGGCTCCGGTTGTTTCGTTCATGACCAACGTGCCAGCAGCCACGGCGGCTTCTAGTTCTTTTAGGTTTGTTACCAGTATGCCAGTGGTTGCACTGATAACTTCAAACTCGCCTTTTAACTTGATAGCTTGTAACTCAGCATTACGCTGGCTTTTAGCTACGTCAGCTTCAGCAACTTTTAACTTTCCGTATTCACCAACTAGGTTGATAACCTCATTGGTTAACGCCAAATACATACCACCCCGAGCAACAAACCCTAGCGCACTGCGCCAACGATTAGCTGCAATGGTGGCCGTGTTGGTAGCTGCTGTGGCTGCGGTTACGGCTGCACTGTAAGTAGTAAATGCTTGGGTGGCACTCACCGCACCGGCGACAACATTACTAAAATAAGAGCCGACTTTAAGCGCCAGCCACGCTTTGGCTACTAATCCTATTTCTTCACGATACTCATACAGCGTAGTGATGGTGTCTTTTATCGCTGTGCCGGTTGCCACAATGGTGTCGCTGATTGACTGCGCCCATTCTTGCAATCGGCCATCGGCCGCCATGGCAGCGAACTCATTGTTGAGTTCGGTGAGTTGGCCTTTAAGCCAGTCCATCGCACCAGACTGCGCAATCATGTTATAAAACTGCTCCAAATTATCTTTGGCGTTAGAGACTTGGCCACTGAACAGCGCCATTTGTGCAGCGGCGCTGCCAGCACTGGCTCGGCCCATTTCATCAATTAGCTGCTTAATGACATCACGGCCCAGTTTTCCGGCGCTAGATAGCTTTTGCAGTTCTTCAACGTTTTTGCCGGTTACGTCTTGCAGCATATCCCATACTGGCACACCGCGCTCAACCAGCTGCAAAATCTCTTCACCTTGCAGCTTTTGTTTGGCCCAAGCTTGGCCAAGTGCGAGGCTTATCCCTTCAACCTCTTGAAACCCTCCACCTAGCTTCAAGGCACTATCTGTGATGGATTGTAGTGTGCCATCCATTGGGTCGAGGCCGAATGCCTTGAGCTTCACAAATGCCTGGCTAACTTCACCCATTTGTAGTGGCGTATTTTTAGTAAATTCAGTTATCCAGGCGCTGGCCTTTTCACCTTGGGCAATGCTGCCCATGAGACCATTCATTTGCACCTGGAGCTTTTCAAATTTATCGCCAGTCTCGAAGACTGAGCGCACGGCTTGGCCAACTTGGTCTAACCCAAAGTAGGCAGCAGCAACAGCGGCGATTTGGCTTGCGACGTTACCAAGACTTGCTGCATGGGCCTTTTGGGCAGCAGAGCCTTGCTTTAGATCTTGTGTAAACCCATCAACGGACTTACCAGCTTTAGTAAAGCCTGCGGCTAAATTACGCTTTGCAACGGTAAGGTCTTTAGTATCAATGCCTGAGCGTTTTAGCTCAGCTTGCAGAGAGTTGTGCTTGGTAATTTGCTGCGTCAGCTCAGCCCGCATTTGCTGCAAGTCGCGCTCTGCAAGGTCAATGCCTCGGGCAAGCTCTACAAATGGTTTGGTGGTGTCTTGTGCTTGTTTTTGTAATTGGTCTAGCGCATGGGCCGCAGCAGCCGTGGCAATTTCTTGTTCTTCAAGCTCTCGCTTGGAACGCTCAAAAGCGTGGATAAGTTCCTGCTGGTTGCCTAGCTCATCAATCACATCGGCGAGTACGCCTGCTTTTTGGCTGGCGTTCTTGGTTGCCGTACCAACTTGGTTTAAGTCATCGCTCAGTGCTTGCGTATTACTCGCTGTGGTTTTCGCTTTATTTGTGACGTCTCTGAGCGATTCACCAAGCTTAGCGCTTGCAGTGGTTGATGATGTTAAGTCATCGGCAAGTTCAGTTGATTGCTTACTAGTTTGCTTTGCAGCTTGGGCTGTCTCATCTAAATTCTGACTGAGCTGGTCAGTGGCAGGTGCAGCATCATCAGCGCTTTGCTCAATGTTTCTTAGCTCAGCAACTAACTGTTCAAGGTTTTGCTTGCCAGTGGCTTCGGCCACTATTCGTAATGCGAGCTGGAGTGTTTTATCTGCCATGCCATTTACTCAGTTTGAAAAGAGGTTTGAAATAGTAAAAAGGGGCCGAGGCCCCAACGGGAACAGTGAGGGTTATGCGCTTATTTCGTCCACAACAAATGGGGCACCTTTCCCGGCCTTGACCTTGGCCGTACCCTCCAGCTCAGCACCAACGTATTCAGTACTTGCCAAGTCCAGCTCTGAGGTGGGTGACATTGAAACGTCGTAAATATCAAACTCCACCTGTTTACCGCTGGCTAGGTTCTCACCCTCACCAAATAGGCGCAGTCGTGATTGCGATTTCAATCCACCTTTGATGCGTTTGCCACTGCGGGCGTTGTATTGGCCAGTAAATGTCACTGCGCCGCCGCTCTCTACAGCACCACCAGGTAATGCACGGATCAGCCCCAGCGCAAAATTGACTTCATAATCAGTGTGCAGCGTCAACGGGGTTGCCCCTTGCTTTACGTCCATTCCAACTTCAGCAAAGTTTTTATGGCCGAGCTCCACCCACTTATGATCCGCAGGTAAAGTGACGGGCTTGTCCGTCAACTGTCCACTGGCATCATTAATGGTTGCAACTTCACCCATCAAAGCTAATGCAACCAGCTCTGCTGGTTGGTCATCAAATGCCCAGCTGACTGTGGTGGGTTTAGCAATGCGTACATCGTCTAACGCTTGGCCATAGTCCGCCTTTTTATTCGATGTTCGTACTTTGGATTCTGCCTCAGTTTTTATGGCTAATTTTGTGGTATTGATTGGGCCAATCACGCCGCCATCGGGCTGGCCATTGGCATTAAGGCGCTGAACAAATACATTGCCAGCAATTAAGTAACCGTCACTCATTATCGGTTTCCTCGCATTCTCATTTGACAGGTAAAGGCCAGCGGGTAAAACGCATGGCCGCTTGTGTATCTTGGTTTGATTGGGGTGTTAACACGCTGCCAAGGGCCAGCATCGCCAGTCATCTTTCCGGCAATGGCACGAATGGTAGCGGCAATGTTTTTGCCTGCGGCCTTGCTGGCTTTTCGCTCAGCTAGAATTACTAACCAAGTTTGTTTTAACTGGGTGTTCGCTCCAGCGTGCGCAGTTTCGGCTAGCTGCTCGCCGTAGTAGAGATAAAACAAGCTCGGGGTATGATTGGTTTTGTCTATCTCGGCTAAGTCATCGAGTGCCTTAACGTGGCGTATACCAGGCACTGCACTTAGGGCAGTTTCTAACAGTTGGCCCGCTGCTAAAAAGTCATCTTTAATTTCAAACATCAGATGAATCCTTTGGCTTTATTGCGAGCAAAAACGCTGCCTGCTGATTCCATCAGGGCGGTGTCGTTAGTGGTGGCTTTATCACCTTGGCTATCGATACCCAGCGACACCGTGCCTGCATTAACCGCTTTTAAAAACTTCACTGCATCCATGTAGCGTTGGTGAATATGCTCCGGCGCGTTATCGCCGCTTAAAAAGTAGCGGGCAATATCACAACAAATGCGCACCAATGCCGTTGGTACAATGTTAAGTGGCAGCGTGTAACGGCCAGAGAGATAAGCATTTATCTCAGCTGTTGCATCTTCCAACGCTTGAGTGAGCACAGCCATATCCACTTCACCTGGTGTGCTGGGTTCACGCTCAGTAAGCAGCACCAAGTCTTGGTGATTAAAGCGAGCTTGCATGTCTTCAGCGGCAGCGTAGGTCATGGCTTATTGCTCCACGTTCTTTATGGCAGATTGGTAAATCTGCCATGCAGCATCACGCTGAGCAGCGGTTGGCTTTAGTTCACCAGTGACTGTCTCACCATTTTCATCATCACTGATTGAGATGGTTAGCTGCTCGACCGAAGGCTTTTTAGTGAACTGCTCAATGGCCATTACACCAATGAATGGGTGCAGATCTGGATCAACACCTGCAAGGTCAATTTCAACGCCCTCTACACTGGTACAAATACTTCCTGGCTCCACGTTTGGTGTCGTTGTTGTATCTTCACTCGCTTGAGCAATGCGCGACACCGCAAGGCGTGGATCTGCTTCCAAATTCTCCAGTTGTTCAATAGAGATTTTTTCTGCGGGGATGGTGTTTTCACCACTTTGCAAAGTGATCCTCGCTCGCCTATAGCCCGTAGGCTGTGAGTTATGGATCTTGATAAAAGCCAAACCAATGGCGCTAGCAATCTGAGTCTTTTCCATTTCATAGGTTCTCTCTAGAAGCTCTGGTGTGTAACTCACCAGAGCGATTAACTTACGGGTGGATTACGCGTCTAAGTAGTCCGCTACGCAGAGCTTCAAGCGGCCTTTGAGTTCATTAGATGTGTTGTTTTCGATTTCGCGCTCAAGCAGTTTGGTTGCGACATCTTCAAGCTCTGGTGGCACAACCAATTTAGTCGGGCGAATACCAAGCTTGCGACCACCGTCAGCTTTGAAAGCACGCATCCGTTTAATTGCGTCCCACATGTTGTCGGCATTCAGTGCGCGTTTGTTTGCAAAGGCCAACTGCCAGAAACTAAAGCCTGCGGCATCACGACAATCTACGCCGTAACGGAATAGCTTTTTGGTGAACACGGCTTCGTCATCAATTTTGGTCATACTGACAAAAACGGGCTTCTTACGTTCTTGGAATATGATTGGCTTAATGACTTTCGAGCCATCAATCACATACCAGATTGGCCCTGTATAAGTGCCGTCTTCAGCCATGTTGGCAACGCTTTCAACTGCGCCAGTACCATCTACTTTTTCGTAAACAGGGTGGTCAGTATCAAAATAGTTTTGGCCGTCATAGCAAAGCGTGGTAAAGCCTGCTCTAAGCAGCGGCCAGCACACTTCATCCGGGTGAATGCCCGCTGAGCGTCCCAGTTCTTGCATAAGTGGCGCATATACGCCTAGCTCATCATCTTCAATGTCGTTACGGTCAACACTAACTGAGCCTTCAAAATCTTCATTCACAATCGTGTAGCCGTGGGCTTTCATGGATTCAAGCTGACGCTCTCCAACCCACTTTTTAAGTGAAGGGAACTTACCAAGCCACCCGTAAGTGTTGCTTTTGGTTTTGGACTGGATCACCGTCGCAATTTCTGTGAATTGTGGTTCGGCTTCACCTAATCCATCTTGGAAATTCTTTTTAAAGCCCGTTTGCAGGCTAGTTATCAGTGCGGGTGTAATAATCGCCATTACTGGTCTTCCTCTTTCAGTGCTGCGTAATTTTTGTGGCTAATACCCAGTTGGTCAGCCGCGTATATATCCTCGGCAGACAAAGCGGCAACGCCTGTTTTGTCCTGCGATGGTGTTGGGGTTGGTTTGGACTGCTGAGCGTTTAGCGCTGCAATAGGTTGTCGGCTATCTAACACCGCATTGAGGGCGGCAAGGCCCTTTTGCTCACCAAGCTGCTTGAGGTAATCAATCTCGGCAGCAATCACGCGGCCCTCAGCTTTGGCTTTATCAATAGCGGTCTCAATAGTCACCCCTTGGTGCTGGCTATTGAGTGCGGCCAGTTCGCCACGTAGTGCGTTGTGTACATCAACTGGCACAAACTTGGTTAAGTCCACTGTAGTATTCGACGTGGCTTGCTGAATCTGTGAATTCAAGGCAGCAATTTGCTTGTCTTTACCTTCTGCGCCATCGGCCTTGCTTTTCAGCTCGGTAATGGCCGCTTTGCCTTTTTCGATATGTTCGCTGGTAACATCACCGTCCACGGTAATGCCAAGCGCAGCGAGGAGTTGCTGGGCTTCGTTCATTGGGTTGGTTCCTGTGTTGTTTAATAGGTACTGGGAGTTCAAAACTGCCACTTCATCAAGCCCCGTTAAGGCAGGGTCATTGGTTAAAGCAACATGGAGTAGTACAAGGGGGCGACCTGTTTGCTTGTCGTAAAGAAAAACAGGGCTGACATAACGGTATTCTTTCGCGGTTAAAGCGGCATACGCATTTTTAGTCCATTCAACGCTTCTGGCATAAACGCCTTCACCTGGCACATATTCCAGCGCGTCAGGCTTAAACCAGCCTGACGCGGGTGCGGGCTGACCATTTTTTTCCTTGTGCAAAGTTTGGTGGTCGTAATCAAACAAAAAGTCTTTAGTGCGGGTAGTTGCAGCTAGTGAGAGTGAGTCAAATGCAGTGGCATCCATGAGCCACTTACGGCTTGGTACATCAAAGGGGCGGCCGTCGACGCTTTGAAACTCCCCATCAGGGATAATCAATACGCGCTCACTGACACCTCGCTCATTAGGCAAAGTAGCTAAATTACATATGGCTAAGCCAATATTTTGTGTTGTGGTGTTTGGCATACTCTGGCACTAAAACGTTTGTCTTAGTGCCAGTATGTGGAATTGGGTTGGAAGTGTATTTTAAACTGGATTAAAAAATGAAACTGTGATGTTAGTTCTTTTTGGTTTTATAGTTTTTTACTAATTCAAGTAATATTTCGTGTACGTTGATTGGGTGACTCTCTGAGCTTATTTCAATATTATTTGGTTTAAAGATTTTATTCGCGACTTCTTTTTTTATTTCTGTCTGCGTCTCTGGTGGTAAGTTGGCTACATAAGAAGGTAGGGCACTTAGTTGAAAAGCTGTCAGTCCATCTTCGTATTGTTTTATACGGTGCCTTGAAGATTCTCGAGATAAATATACAGCGGGTACGGATAAGCTAAAAATTAAAATGGCTTTTAGAGTAGTTGAGTGCCATGAAGTGTCAGAAAAGCTCTCGTATAAAACAAATAAAATTGTGGCTATTACAAGGAACATACATACTAAAGCGAGATTCCGAGTTCTATCGGCTGCTCTCTTTTCTCTTTCTGAACTATTTGCAAACTCTGTAGCTGTTAATTTTTGGGAGATAGATTCTAAAAATCTATTTACTTCAACCTCTTTATCCTTGAGGTTTTTTGTAGCGTTAGCTACGGAATCTTTGATATCTTTCAATGCTCTTTCTTTCTCTTCGTCGATATCTTCTATAGAACTGCTAATAGATGATATTTTATTATTCAGTTCCTTAACTTCTTCTGCCCTTTGCTGAAGACTACTTTCCGCATATTTTGAAAGCTCATCGGTTCTTGTCCGACATACTTCCGACATACGTTCAGCACGCTCTAATGCATTTTTGACTTTTAGCTTTAGGGCTTCCAAAGCCTTTTCGCTTTTTTCAATATCCCCTTTTGAATCTATAAATTCCTTTTCGAGTTTTAGCGCTCGGTGTAAGTGGATAAGGTTTGATTGAATTTTACTTATATTGGGGTTTATGTTTTGTTCTTTACTTGTATCATGCTTGTTAAAAGCATCGAGGTCTCCGTGTAATTTGGTAGCTTCATCTGCTAATGATTCTACTGTTTTAAAAAACTCATCAATTGTGCATGCTTCTTCATCAATTGTGTATACTTCATTTTTTTCTTTGGTTAAATTCAAAAGGCTATCACAATTGCTTATAAAGGTTGAAATATTTGGCTCTAAATCATGAGTGTTATTTACTTTGAATTGTGTACTAGAAGTGCCGAGAATTTTTCTCATTTCCTCAACCATCTCTTTAATTGGGAAGTAGATATTCGTAACCGAAAACTCGCTTGTCATTTTAATTCCTTGAAATTATTTTTGAGCTTACAAATTGTTGTAAGAATCGTCTAGAAACGTTTCGAAACGCCCTTAACAGCCATATTACACTACACAACACCCAACGCTAGCACTTGAACATGTAAAAACGCCTCAGAGGGCTTCTGAGGCGTTTTTTAGTTTTCGGTAAAATAGTCACTCAATACTGCCAGAATATCGGATTCCTCATCGGGGCTTACTCCCAGATATTGCCGCTGGTCTATCGCGGCAGGCCCAGGTGCCATTTCTGGCAAGCCGCCAAAATTATGAATAGCAGCATAAGGCTTGTTACTGCCAATCTGTGCCCAAAACGCGCCGCTGTCTGCGGCAATGCTTGATGCTAGTCCGCCAGCGCTGACTTGTAGCATTTGCCCACCAACACGTTGGGGGTTTTGTTTTAGGTAGTTTTCACTAAGCGCTGGCCATGCGATGCCTGTTACAGGGCTGCGCTCTTCAGCAAAAGCGTCTTCCGTTGCGCCTTCCATAATGGCGGCTATCTCGTTCATTGGGTCGCTCAGGTCATCAAAGCGCTGTGCTATTTGTTCAAGCGCCTTAGTTGCATCACCGCTTGTGAGAATTTCAATTCTAGTGGTCATATTGTAATCACTTGGCTGTTGGGTAATAATTGTTTGTGGTGGTAGTGTTTCCAATGGGTAACGGTTATATGCGCTGCATATATGATATGAGTTCGAGTCTCATCCTACCGCCACACCTCATAGGTTCCCCCTTTGATGCCACCTTCAATGTCACCGCTGTCGACTTTAAACACATTAATTAGTGTGTCGCTGTTGCTGTCAAAGCGAACAATCACCTTAATAGTTTTCTCACCTTGGTTTATTACGTACAGTACTTCACTTCGCTCAGGTTCCCACAATACGCTCGCACCGCTTTGGTTAATCCATTTGCTTAGGTTGATATACTCGCTTAGCTCAAGTGCTTGTCCACTGGCTTTGTGTTTTTCACTATGGGCATGAGCAAGCACACGCTCAGACAATACCAGCGTTCTACTCGCATCAATGCCTTTATCTAAAAGCTTTTGGTTTATGTCATCACCTAAAAAGCTCACCACCGTTTTATGTTGTGGCCGTGGGCCAAACGCTCTAAGCCCAGCCGTATCACCTGCAAGCTTTGCTGCTTGATATTGCTCTATGCGTTCAATGCTTTTACGCGTCCACAGCTCAAATGCTTTAGCCCGTTCATCACTATTGTTGAGCGCCTGAATGGTTTCAGCGCGTAGCTGTACGTCTTCGACCTTACCTAGCTTCTGTGCCACAGCCACGTCAGTACCAAAGGCACTTTGACCAGGCGAATAGGCCCAGCCCACATCTGGCGTCATCACATCGCCACTGGGTAACTTAACTCGTGCATGCTCAGTGGTTTTAACTTCGCCAGATTCGCGACTCACAATCTCTGCGTCAAATTGCTGTACATAGCCGCTGCCATCCTCCACGGTTAATCCACGCGCTTTTACTTGTGCCTCAGTGAGCGCACGAACGCGACAGCGACAACCCCAACCATTGGGTGGGTATATGGTTTGCCAAATGGGGTCATCAAACCTAAACACCTTGCCATGCAACAGTTTATGTTCAGGCCGTGTTTGTGCATCATCAATAGCAACATACTGCCAATATGGATGCGTTTTACTGCGAGCCAGCATGCGGCGATAGCGGCCACTCATATAGGCGGTTTGTAGATTGGTGCGATAAATATTGTTTAAGCGGTAGGGGCTACCCAGCTGGATTTCATCACCTTGCTCATTCTTGGCTTTGCCCCACCAATCCAATCGCTGAAGCTCAGGCGTTAGCTGCTCTCTAAATTGTTTTGCCGTTAAGCCTTCAGCAAGCGCCGTGTCGGTGTACTTGCGTATGGCCTCTAGTACTTCCATGCTCTGCACTCGCGCCACGGTAAACGCCTTGGCGTGCGCCGTAGTCAGCACATCGTGCCACTCATCGCTTATCGCATAACCTTTAGATTTAAAGTAAGCCACCGCATCCGCAGGCGGTTTATTAAAAGCAATACTGAGATCAATCATTGATCATGCCCCAAATCTCACTCACAAAAATCAGCTTGGTGAGCATTTCGGTTAGTTGGGCTTGGTCGATTGTGGGATAAAGCTCGGCAAGCTCAATAGCGGCTAACTCTTCGCTTTGGTTAAGTTTGTCCAAAAGTGGTTGCAGCGTTGCTTTGTACTCTTCGCGCATATCGCCACTGGTAATGGCATCAATGGCTGTATCTAACTCTGTTTGTGTGCTGCGTGTTTGGTATTCCGCATTAAGTGCGGCCACTGCTGTATTGAGTGCCGCTGGGTTATTGCCTGGCATAGGCTCGGTTGGCATTTCCAACACAGCTTCGCCTTCGCTTGGTTCAGGTATGTTCAAACGCTCATGCACCCATGTTTTAGGGATCTGCATTCCAAGGCTCACTAGCGAGCGCAGTGGGAAAGCCAGATCGCGCATTTCATCACTAGTCGAGGTATCAAACTCAAAACGTGGCAACCGGCGATTACCGTTGTACGATTTACCATTCAGTGCGTACATGGGGTAGATCACATCGCGGTTTATGGTCTGCTCAAGCTGGTGCAAGTCGCTAAGCGTGATGTCCTCTTTAACTTCTTGGTGAACACTGCCCAGCGCATTGGTACTTGTTTTCCCATCCGCTTGGCTTGTTAGCGTGCCACCTAGTACTGCCTTTGATTGGGTGAGTTCACACCACCTAATCATGCTTTCGAAAGGGTCAGCCTGGCCATTCGCTGCACTTTGAAAATCGATTTCCATTCCTCTTGGAATGATACCGCCAGCGTTATGGCCAATCGCCATCACGGCACGCAGAAGCGTGGCTTTTTCGGGATCCGTTGCGCCACTGGGGTATTTGCCCACTCGCACAGGTAAGCCATAAACCTCTAAAAACTCCGCTAGATCTCGCACGCTAAAATTCTTAAATAGGAATGGCCAAGCAAGTACTGATAGCAAACCTGCACGATGCACGTAACCACTCTTAGATTTATGAATATGCAGCGCCCAACCAAACGGGTTGAGGGCTTCGCCTTCGTCGCTGCTGTCATTCAGCATAATACGGTTAAAGTCACTGGGGTGGGTTTTAAATATGTTTTGGTCTCGGTATGCGTAACCTGTGATCAGCTGCTGCTTCTCGATGTAGTCCCATTGCAACTCGTTGGCGCAAAAGCCTTTTAGCATGGCGTCGGTTAAATCAAATTTAAAATCCGTAAACCAAGTCGCGTCTTCCAATACCTCTTCGAGCATCTCAGCATCGCGCTTTTCAGCGGCGGAGGCATTACGTGGGGGCTTTATCTTCCAATCAAACCCAAGCACAGCACGGCGACGCTTGCCCAGTTCGCAGCTTATGTGACCGTCTTTGTCCTCAATGTCTTTGGCCAAGTCAGCCATCGCTGCCAAATTGCCTTCCTCCGTCTCTTTTAGCAAACTGGCCAGCTTTGCAGGGGTTAGCCCCTGCGTTGGGTGTTCTGCATATTGCCTAAGCAACATGCCCACTTGGGCATTTTCTTCGGTTTGATTTTGATCTAGTTTATTAACTGATAGCGGATCGCCATTAATGTCTACTAGCATAGTTATACTCGCAAAATAGGTTTGATTGATACCACGTACACATCGAGGTCAAGGCTGTAGCGCTCTGCGGCTTCATAGCTGGGGGCTTCAATATCAATAAAGCCGCCTACGGTGGTAAAGATGTATTCGAACTTGATACGCCAGCGCATTACCAGCACCCCGCGCCCTGAAAACTGCCTAAGTCTTCGTAGTTGAAGTCGTTGCTGCCACTTTTGCTTGGTAACGGGGTGAACTCAATCGGGCAACCGTCCATCCAACAAGCTCGGTTTGCCATACAAAGCCCAACAGCAAAGTCACCGTGGCGCTTGTCTGTTTTCTTTTTGCCGTCATGGTCTTTAGTTTTGCCTTTATCAATCTTTGGTATGCCGTTTACCACTTTGATGTGGCACATATCGTCCAACACATTTTGATGACGGGGGATCTCGATATTGTGATCATCTAGTTCACCTTTTAACTTGGGCATCCACTCGGCATACCAGTTATCACTAAGGTGCACGCATTCAACTAATTCAATACCAAATTCTAAGGCTGCTGCTTCTGCGAGATAGCCACCGTTACCTGTGGCATCAAAAGCAGCACCGCGTAGCCGTGGTAGTTGGTGCAATATAAAAAACACCACTTGGCGCTGCACTTCGTAAGGGGCGTTTTTAATTTCAATTACAAAAGGTACGCGCTTGTGTAAGTCAGCACGTATGCGAAGTGGTACTAATGATGTTAAATCTCCCGAGCGCGCAAAATCCTCACCGAAGGCATGTTGTTCTTCAGGGTTGAGTTTATCCAGTAATGGCTGGATCACGTCTTTACAAAACTGTTCTGTTTCCTTGTAGCGCTGCTCTTTGGTCCATGTCATCCACTCATCAGTACATGTTAAACGATGTATTGGAATGCCCTTTGTCATGGCTTCTTCGATAACAACACGTTTTAGATAGTTACCACCACTGCGCTTAGGTACACAAAAATATTCCTCGTCGGCACTCTCTTTATTGGGCGACTCATCAATCCTAGCCTGTCGCCACTCGGCTTCGGCTTCAGGCGACCATTCCCAACCCTTAACAAAGCATATGCGTTTGTATAGGCCATCCTTTAACGCATCATCTAAAGTGATTCGATGAACTGAATAGGGCTTTTTACCTTCGCGGGCATCTTTGATGTACTCATTAAAGAGGTTATCTACACCGTTATGAGTAGAGATGATCCGCACGCGGCTGCCCCACATACGCAAAGCCATTGCAGCCTGAAGCAGTGCATCTAAAGATTCATGGAACGCGGCTTCATCTATAACCACATCACCTTGTAGCCCACGCAGGTTTGAGGGGCGGCTTGATAACGCTTGAATTTTAAATCCGCTGTTAGGAAAGCGGATCATGTACGTTAGGATCTCTTCTTTCTTTTCGCTGTCCCAAAATGTCTGCTCGTATACATCAGCTTTTGCCAACTGGTTAAATGCACGGGCAAACAACGCACAAGCGGCGATGTACTCCAGTGCCATTTCTTGTTTAGAGCCAACGTAAAAAACGTTGCTACCGTGGCGCTTTTTAGGTTTGCTGGCAGTTAACACATTGCGGCCAGCTTCCGCCCACGTTAAACCAGTACGTCGTGACTTTTCAGCAATGCACACCCCTGATTCGTCCTCAAACCAACGTTGTTGGTAGGGTAAAAACACGGGGGCTTTGTCTGGTATTTCAAAGTCATCAGCATCAGGAACGTCAACACCGTAGAGTTGCATTTCCTCTTTTAGGTCTATTTTGGTGGGGCGGCTGGTAGCCGTTAATGTAGGCTTTTCACTCATTACGCTTTACCTAGCAATATGCCACGGATCTTATCTTCTAACTCTTCGCTCATGCCGTCCTCACCGCGTAACTCATCGCCTACGGCGTTTGCCGCTTCTTCAGCGAATGCTTTGCGGATGTCTTTTTCACGCTGGTGAGCCTTCATAGCTGTAGCTTCTAAACGTTGAGCGGCCAGCATAGCGTCTTTAATCATGCCGATATCAACGTCATCATCTTCAGCAGGGTTCAGCATTTGCTTTTGCATGGCGGTAAAGAGTTGTGAGCGGCCCATCTCTAAGATCATTTTAGTGGTGTCGCCCGTAGGTTTATCACCCAGCTCCGCAGTAAGTGCCTTGGTTGTCTCGCGCAGTTCTCTCAGACGCTTGCCAATCGCCTCGGTCTTTTGGGCATGACGACTTAGACCACTTCGAGAGATAGTCGCCTCCTCATCCATGCCCGCATCGAGAATACGCCGATTAATTGCATCTAAAATATCGGCCTGCGAATTGCCGCTATCACGCAGCATTTCATCCAGCATTTTTTTGATGTCTTCAGGCAGCATGTCTATTTTTGAGGGCTTGCCTCTGCGTACAGCATCACTCATAGCTATAAACTCCGAGGTGCTGGGCGTTTAATGCCTGGTACTGTGCTCGTACCTTCAGCCACATCAATGCCTGCGCTCGTAATTCGTGCAACCCATGTATTTTCGCTGAGGCGCTCGTTTTTAACGTAGCCGTTTTGTTCCAGCCAATTCAGCAGGGTTTTAAGCTGGTCGAGGCTACAGCCGAGGCCATAGCGCTTCAGCACATCTCGCAACATGCTAGTGTTTGCGCCATAGTCCGCAGACTCTTTAAGCGCAATCAAAATACTGATCCGTTGGTGTTCAGCTTGTACTTCATGCATCGCCATGATTTTTTCCTATAAAAGTTGGATGGAGAAAATTAACTACAGTTGGTACAGCTTCAGCTGTTGGTTCACCGCACTCAGAGCACCGAAAGAGTGAGTAATAGTTAGCTTTTTCGGTATTCAGATCTTCAGCACAGATAACTTGAAAACCATCACATAGAAATGAGGTGTGCTTTACATCATCGCCCGTGAATACAACGACTTTTGCACCGCAAGAGCAGTTATCGTTAGTTATCGCCACTACGTGCACCTCTGAGTTCGTTTTCCATTAAAAGTGATGTTGTGTTTTGTAAGGTGGCGAGCTGAGGCGAGAGCGCATCAATTTTGCCTCCCACCTCAATCAAGCGTTTGTCTAGGTCGTGTAAATCATCGGCGCTCGGCAAGTCGTCAACTGTTTGCTCAACCGCGCTGACACGCAGCTCTAAAGCATTATGTGCTTTTCTACTCACAAATGTGGCTCTTAGCCATGCAATAGAACCTGCGCCAACGATTACCACACCAGCGGCTAGCATTTGCTTCCACCATTCAAGTAAAAACTCCATCATGGCTTCCTATAGTGTTTGGCTTGTCGCTCTAACCGCTCTTGGCAATCGACACAGTGCTTACAGCTATGAATTGCATCACGTCTTGCCTTTGGAATTTCAATGCCACATTCCAAACAGTGATTAAAATCGACATCTTGGCCAACAAAGTTGGCTTTGTTTTTATTGAGCGCGCGCTCTAAATCTTGCTCAGCCAAGCGCTGCGCTTGATCAACTACGTCCATTAGGTTTCCTTAGATTTTGAATGGCTGAAGCAGCCATGCTTTTAACACCCGGGGCAGCTTTCTCAACGGTGCGCCCAATCACGTAGCCGCCAATACCAAGCTGCAATAGCTCCCACGCTTGCTCGCTGAGCCTAAACGTAAGAAGGCCAAACGAGTCCAGTACAATTAACACTAGAAAAGTCAGCATAGTGATAGGTCGCCAGCAGCGTTGTAATAAGCTCTCGCCTTTGGCTTCAGCGGTAATAATTTGAGATTGCGCAGCCAGCACTTGTCCTTGTAGCTCAACGATTCGGCCCTCAAGAGCCAATACCTGCGCATTGCGCTGGTTGTCGATTTTTGCAAGTTCATTAGCAAGCTGCTGACGCTCTTCATCGGATGTAAAAACATCGTCCAATAGATTGCCAACCACGGTGCCTAGTCCCACCCAATCACTCATGACGCGCTCCAAATTGTTTGGCGAGGCGTTGCCGCACTTGTTGATAGGTATTGTGGCCGTTTAGTCGGCACTGGATATCTGTCTCACAAACAGACTGCCAGCCACGCTTGAATTTGGACTGCATCGTGCCGTCGTAGCTGTGCAGCGGTATTTGGTTGGCATCAAATGGCTCGCCGTTCTGGTGTGCGGCAACCTCAGCCTTTAATCGTTTTATGCGGCCTTGTTTATAGCTCCACTCCCAGTTACGCCCCACGGTACACCTCGGTATAACAGCGCTCGGTAATGTGGCCGAGGCGGTTCATCCAACCGCGAAGGTTGGGCTGTTGGGTTGGGTCGTCTAAACAAATGCGGGCATAGCGATAGGCGCGGCGGCTAACTAGCTCGCAAATAACTAGGTTGGGCAAAATAGCATGGCATTGTTTGAGGGTGCGAGAGCCAAATAGGCCGTCTATGGTTGCGTTTACAGTGCGTTGCACGACGCGGGTCATACGGTTTATGCCGTGTTGTACAGCGCCGTCAAACAGCATGAGCGCAACTCCCGCATTTAGCTCATCGCAGTGCATCGGCTCCCAATAGTCGCGGTAGTACAGTCGTATAGCATGGTCAATGGTGAGGTTGGCGATATCGAGTCGAGGGTATGCTCGCTGGCTAATGCCAAATTTAGTTAGGCCGCCACGGTCAGACGCCGCATCATTTAGGCCGCCGTCGTCAAGCAAGCCGCCCTCTAAATACAAAATGGTTAATACACTACGGCTAAACGCATCACTGTAGCCACGCAACGCAGCGGTAATATTGGGTAGTTGGCGGTAATGTTCGAGTTGTTGAGGTGTGATCATTTGGCATCTCCATCAGGCTGTGCTGATAGAGTGCCAATAGCGTTGGTGAGTGTATTTTAAACTGGGTTAATAAATTACAGCAGCTCTTGCACGCTACTTAAGCCAGTGCCACTGTGATTTAAGAAACAAGAGGAATGCGTTGTGCCGTCATAGGCTCCATAACTGTTTTTTGCTTTGACTTCCAACCTAAGCACTTGTCTTGCTCCACTGCTGTCATGTGTCCATATTTTTCTATAACTAACAAGCTGCACCGAGTCAGGATCTTTCCAAGCACGATTTTCTTTGACGTAAGCGAGGCATTCTTCAACCAATTTGTCAGGCGATGGCATAGTGCTTGGTGCGTTACTTCTTACTTTTACTTTTTCAGCATCTTTAGCACATGGCCTATCACTATATGTTATTACACCATCTACGTCGCATTTGTAGACTTCAAACGCAATGGTAGAACTACTGACGCAAAGAATAAGTGGGATCATCATTAATTTCATAAAACTATCCTTAGTTAAGTTGGCTTTTTAATATAAGCGAAAAACCCGATAAGTAAAAAGGCTTTTAAGTAAATTTGTTAACATAAGGTATCAATAAATCACCCGATATCTGGTGTTTTTTTCGCAACGAATCCTAGTCCACTTTCAAAGAGTAACGCTAAATTCGTGCACTCTATCGCAAATTATTAAAATTATTCCGAAAATAAACACAAAACTATTTGCCTAACATTTGGCAAATGTTATAGTTGAGTTAATGGATTGAGTAACCAGTAGTAACGTAGCACGGACAGCCACGGCATCCGTTCCCATTTTTAATCTAAGTTAAAGATTATTTCTCAATTTTGCTGCTATGCTGTTTGCTCCAATTACATAAGGAGTAAAAACATGAAAACAAAAAAACAGATCCCAAGTCAGCTACTGAAAACTATTTTTGGCGGGAGTGCAGGTGGTGGCGATGGTATAGAACCACCGAAGGCATCCGCGAATAAATCTTCGGGCTACGGTGCTGAACAGGATCAAAGTTATAAAGGGTAAAGGACTTTGAACGAATTTTTCGTTGCAATAGGCTGGGCGATCATTCTTAGCAAATTTGTTGCTCTGATTGCTCTCCTATTTTTTTCAAAACAAGGAGTTAAAGAGATGCTTACGGGCTTCCCATCTAAGGATTGGAGAGAGCAAGTTGAGCATTCTTTGTTGATAGTAACTGCGGTTAGCTTTGGTTTTCACTTTCTCGGGCGATTCATATCAGATGCCATATTGTCAGCAAGTATAGATCCTGCCGCCAAAAGGCAGCTTTATTATCTATTTTTTGCACTGTATGAAGTGATATATGTAGCACTTATAGTAAAGCTCCACATGATGCGTGATTGTGTTTTTGCTCGTTACTCACGATTTGTCTGCTTTCTATCTGCTGCCATGGCCACATTGTTGATGGCAAGATATGTTGATCGTGTAATACTAGAGGCTGATCTGTTACGTAACGTATTCAAATACTGTGTTGCAGGAATTAACGTCGCAACGTTATTAGTAATAGGCGCATACCCTGCATTTAGAGTATTTAATTTGGTTCCGAGTAAACGTTGGGTTTAGAGATGAAATTTGAAGTATTACTCTTAGCTATGATTTTTGGATGTTGCGTTTACTTGTACTACATGGCGTTTAGGCTAAAAAGCCTAATTAAAGTAATTGAAGTACCGAGTAAACCAAGGCTAGCTAGTCACTCAGTAAATAATGTCACCTCTCTATCAAGCCGTAAGAAAGAAGTGCTTTTAGATCAGTCAATCCAGCTGTTGGCAAAAACTGAAAGTTACGAGAAACACTTTGAGCACGCCTCAAAGGAAGAAATAATTCATTTTGATATGGAATTTCGCTTTGAGCGTAGGCGGCTACTCAAAGCACTAAAAAACATTGGGTATTTTGATCGAGTAAAGCAAACTAAGTAATATTTTAGTCAGTGCTTACTGCGTTCAAAACATCTCTTATTGAGTCATTGCTCATATTACCAGTCAATTCAGCTTTTACTAAAATTCTTGTAGCTTTCTCAATTAATGAAAGGCTTTTAATCGCATCAAACTCTCCATTTTCGCCCAGCTCATTCTTTAACCTCTTCGCTTGATAAACTGTAAGCAGTGCTTCTCTTGCCGCATAACAAGCAGCATCTACAGCGCTTTCCATATCAAAAGACTCTTGGTCAATAAGAGAAACTCCAGCTCGGTTTCCAGTTACTACAAATGCAGCATCAAAACCCATCGATGCGAGTTGAACTAGTTTATCTGATGGAATGGCAATAGATGATTCCCATCGACTAATTTGCTTACTCGACATTCCTAAAAAATCTGCGACATCTTTTTGGCTTAAATTCAAACGCTTACGCTCAGCCTGAAATAATGAGCAGACATTTATGTCTGTTTCTGTTGATTTTAAGGACATATATGTACTATTCTAAGCCTAACAATTAACCAAACCTTTTATTCTCACTCGCCAAAGTTCAGGTAAAAGGTTTACTCAAAAAGGTAATGTACTATGAAATCCTCCGAAATTAAACAAGCTATTGCAAACGAAGGCTATTCGCTTTCTATGGTTGCTGATGCACTGGGTGTTAGCCTCGCAACTGTTTCAGGTGTCGTTTGTGGGCACACTAAGTCTCAAAAGGTCGCTAATGCTATTGCCAAGATCATAGGTAAAGAGACCTGTGATGTTTTCCCCAATGTCACAGTAAGCCCACCAAGAGGGCTGATTAACAGAGAGCAAGGCGTTAACCAGCTTCAGCAGCTTTTGGCCTCGTAAGGGCTAAGTAACCACTTTACTAATAACTGAGTTACCGAACTTACAGGAGCCACACAATGCACATAATTAGCCCGTACATAGCACAATGCTATCAGCGCCAACAAAGCCGTGTTTTGTTGTTGGTACAGTCGATTAACCACCACTCTGCGCTCAATATGCGTATAGCTGCCAAGTTCAACAATGAGTTGGCGCAGTTCTTTAGCGCTCGCGCAGTACACAGCGGCACAAGGTTTATCGTCAATACACAGCCATTCAAGCAGATTTTTAAACTGGTAAGTAATAAAGTCGGTTTGCATGGTTTGATCTCCCGTTTACGTGATGATCAAATTCTAGCCAGTAAGATCCTCTATTTGGAAGTTCCAAAAATTCTTTCTTTTTGGAATGGACTATTTGCTGCACCTCGCTTGCAAAAAGGAGGTTGCTATGACTACTAAAACAAAACGCCGCCAATGGAATCGAGTTGTCGCTCGTAGCCTTCAAGAGTCTCTACAACTTTGTAAAGAGCATGCACAAGCAACACGCAATATGAGCGTGCCACGCATTGCTGATAGAACGGGGGTTAGTAACGATATGCTCTATAAACATCTTGGTAATGGCGATATGCCAGCAAGCCTGCTAATACCATACATGGCAGCAACGGGTAGAGAGTACCCACTCCAATATATGGCGCATAGTTTAGACAAACTTATTGTTGATATGCCCAAAGGTAAAAAGCCTAGCATGCCCACCATTAACCACCTGAATCAGTTTGCAAACCAAGTAATTGGCATGGTGATGCAACTAGAAGAAGGCAACGGTAACGCCCAGCACGTAGCCGACCAAATTGTTCTGCTAATGCAGGACCTTGCCTATCACAAGCTCGAAGCTGAAAGGCTCGACGACCCACAACAAACCCTGATTTAGGAGCAAATAGTATGACTATCAAAGACCAAGTTGCGCCTAAAAAACGCCAACCAGAGCAAAATACAAGCATTTGTATTGGTAAGCATGCAGGTAAAACTGTGCTGCTAATGAGTATGGAGCAGCTAAAAGCACTGGCACACGGAAAACCACAAGGAGAGAACGCATGAGCTTATTAACCAAACCCGTTAGCGCTGAGCATATAAGCGTACACAACAACCGCCCTCTAATTCAGTGCAATTGTTGTTTACGAATAGAGCAAGCGCAGCAGGCAGTAACTAAAAGCGCATGGTTACAGGCTGCAAACCATATTGGATGGCGCCATGTTCAAAGTGAAGCGTTTGATATCGACGTTGTGTGCCCAAGTTGCGTTAGCGATTTTAACAACCCTATCAGAAAGCCAATAAAACCTATTGAGAGGGCTTCAATATGAGCGAGAGATATTTATCAGCACAAATACAGCGCGTGTTGGCCACGATTGAATTGATGGCCGGACGCGAAATCGAAGGAGCTGAACCAGGAAAACTAGCCGCTGAATTAGGCTGTAGTCCTGCGGATATGACTCGTGTGCTAGCAAACTTAGAGCATGCGGGTTGGGCGGAGCGTTTAACCAAAAACCAACAGCGCTGGAGGTTACATAAAAAGCCCGTTCAAGTGAGTAACACGGTCGCTCATAACTACGCAACGGCTCTTAACTCCCTGCGTATTGAGCGTGATAACTACAGCTTGTTGAGGTGAAATAATGAGTGACTTAAGCGTAACAGATCTAATCGATTTGAAGGTGCATCAGCAATCTGAAATTGCAGCTAAGCAAGATGTATTAATGCAGCTTGGTCGTGCACAGGCATTTAACTTTATCTCAAAATTGGTGACTGTCACCGAGTTAAAAACTCTTCAACAAATAAAAGACACCAAAGAATACAAGGGATTAACTGTAACAGACGAAGATGGAAAACTGGTGACTGTCACCACTTGGGAAGATTGTTGCAGACATATTCTACAAATGGATAGAAAAGGTATTGATGAGCGACTGAGTAACCTCACGTTGTTTGGCGAACAGTTTTTTGAACAGGCTCAAAAAATGAAGCTTGGCTATAGGGACTTACGAGCATTGAGACAGCTACCAGAAGATGAACAAGCGCTAGTTATAGAGTCGGAAGCCGTTGAGACAGGCGATAAAGAAGCCGTAAAAGAGCTAATCGACGAACTCAAAGCGAAGCACGCTAAGGAAAAAGAGAAAATCACTCAAGAGCTGGACGCAACCGAGCGCATGCTCAAAGCATCGCGTAACTCTGCGTCTGAAAAGGACTGCAAGATTATTCAACTCACCGCTGATTTAGAAAGCAAAAAGTTTAGTGCCGAGAAATGGAAAGGCGAAGCCAAAAGCTTTTTTGAAGCGCTGGCTAAAACCCAAAACCAAGTGCGTGAAGGGTTTAACCAAATGCTGGTGCTCAGTGAGCAGCTTGAGACGGTGCAAATTGACGATAAAACCTATGATGCCGCTAAATCCGCGTTTTATGCTGACAGCAAAATTTTACTAACTCAACTCGCGCATGTATGGAACGAAATACACCGCACCTATGGCGATTTAGACGATGCGCGCCCCAGTGGTGAGTGGCTGGCAGAAATGGGTTACGAGGCCACGGAGGTGATGGAATGAACGCACTCTCTCTAGAGTACTGGGCTGAACAGCTAGACAACGCAGGCCACGGCCAAAAAGGCACAATCCGCGAAAAGGCATGTGAAACACTGGGCCTAAGCAAAGACGCGCTATATCGCAAACTCAAAAAGCTAGGCTGGCAAAGTGGCAAAGCCAAACGCAGTGATGCAGGCACAACAGCGATGGATGATGAAGCCTTGAATATGCTGGTGGCCATTTTGAACCAAGGGGTACGTGATAATGGTAAGCGGATCATGGATGTTACTACGGCTAAATCAATCTTGGTTGCTAATGGTTATGCCTGTTTAAGCACCAGCCAGATCAGCCGTGTACTAGCTAAACGTAATGCCTCAGTTAGCGCGTTAGATAGAGCAACACCGCATGTTCAAATGCGCAGTTTAGCGCCTAATCATGTACATCAAGTAGACCCAAGTTATTGTTTGCTTTATTACCCGCCAGGTAAAAAAGGCAAAGTGCAGCGCTACGCAAATGACTCTGAGTTTTACGCAAATAAGCCAGAGAACTTAGAGCGCATAAAGCACTTACGAGTGTGGCGTTATGTATTGGTTGATCACAATAGCGGCATGATCCGCGTGCGTTATTACGAGTCATCGGGTGAAACGCAAGCCAACATGTTCGACTTTTTAATGTGGTGTTGGAAGCAACATGAAGGCTCGCCATTTATGGGCGTACCACAAATTCTGTTGTGGGATAAAGGCAGTGCCAACACAGGTAAAGCAATTACCAATGTATTAGATGCACTCAAAGTTAAAAACATACCTCATGAGGCTGGCAACCCACGCGCTAAAGGGGCTGTGGAAGTGGCAAACAACATTGTTGAAAAGCAATTTGAAAGCCGCATTTTGTTTGAACCGGTTAACAGTGTTGACGAGCTAAACGAGTCGGTATGGGCATGGCAAGAGGCATTTAACGCCAACAAAATACCTGGCATGAACTGCAAGCATAGTCGACACAAACAAGCACGTTCCGATGTATGGCTAACCATATACCAACCACAAAACCGCGACTATCTGCGCATGCTACCAGATGAGCAAATTTGCAGGTTACTACTGACCAAAACAGGTGAAACACGGAAGGTGAACGGTGATCTGGAGATCACTTATGTTCACCCACGAACCAAGCAGCAACACCGCTATGACGTTGGTGAACTGGAGCATGTCCGTAACGGGATCACGGTTTCGGTTAGTCCAATTATTGTGGGTGATACGCCGGATTTATTAGTAGGTGTTACAACCCCCCTTGATGAAGTGGTGTATCACCAAGTTCAACCAGCAGATGTTGGTGAAGATGGCTTTAGGTTAGACGCCCCTGTAATTGGTGAAGAGCACATCCAAAACAAAGACACAGCGACTCAAAGCGCAGCTAAAGCAGCGGATAGGCTCGCTTTTGAAAATCTCAGTGATGCAGAAATCAAGCAGGCTAAGAAGAAAAAGCTAGCTCCATTTGGGGGCGCTTTGGTCGCTCACACACACCTCAAAAATGTTGAGCACGACACCCGCATTGCGCCTAAGGGAGAAACTATTGAGCTAGACAATCCGATTGCTAAGCAAGTCGCCGAAGGCTCGCGCAAAGGCAAGGTGTTGGACTCGCTCGATTTACGCATGGTTGTAGCACAGCGTTTGGGTAGGCCCCTGCGTCCTAACGAAATTGATTGGCTGCATGGCCAAAGTATTGCTGAAACGGAAGTGTCAGCGGTTGTTGAACAGTTGCACCTAGGAATTGCGGAGACTCCAGTGCTGAAGATAGCGAGATAGCAGTTGAAAATAACAAAGCTTAGCCATGTGTTTGAAGTACTGGGAGTTAAGCAAGCCCAAGTAGTAAAAGCATTAGCCGCTAAAGGGCTGAAATTTAGCAAAGCTAGTTTAAGCCGTGTAGCAACACAAGCCGACTGGCCAAAAACCTGTGATAGCAAAGCGATTAAAGCAGTCATTGCAGAGTATTTAAAAGAACTCGGTGCAACCAGCGAGCAACTAACCGATTTGTTTACCTGGTATGAGCCAAACAAGAACGCACAACCTGAAGTTGAATATGAAGATCCGGAGCCTGAAATGCTAACAGCTAACGCAAAGAAGTTTTTTAAACTACGTCGTGACCCGTTTGAAAACGAGATAACGAGCGAGGATGACCTATTTTTGGTTGATGCCCACCGTATTATTTTAGAAGACATGCTAACGGCCGCGAACGCTGGCAGCATGATTGCACTCTATGGTGAGTGTGGAAGCGGCAAGACGATTATTCGCCGCACTTTTATTCACCAAGTGCAACAAGATCATCCTGATGTAATTTTGATCCAACCCGCACGATTAGACCGTCGCAAAATAACCGCAGAGTCTATTTCTACCGCTATTTGTAGAGCGCTACAAATCAAGCATAAACCAAGTGCTGAAGAGCGTGATGCTGCAATAGAAGAGGCATTAATTGAAAGCGCTAACAACGGCCATTTACACCTAATGGTAATTGATGAGGCGCACGATTTAAGCGCTGATGTGATCAAGCTACTCAAGCGTATTTGGGAGTTAACGCACGGGTTTAGGCGTGTGATGGGGATTGTACTGATTGGCCAGTCGGAGCTTGCCAAAAAGTTAAGCGGCCAGCACGTTCGTGAGTTTAGCTGGCGCTGCAATCAAATACGGATGCAGCCGCTAGGGATTTATGTTCCCGAGTATATTCGCCATAAGCTATCTCGCGTTGGTGTAGATGCTGACAAGATCTTTACTGAGGATGCCCTCAGCGCGATTCGCGGCAAGTGTATGGGGCGCATTCGCCACGGCATTGCATTGGATGATGCCGAGCTAGACCGTTCGTACCCACTCAATGTAAATACTTGGCTTGCTAAAGCCATGAATGCGGCCGCTCAAATTGGTGAGCAGCAGATCACAGAATCATTAGTTTTAAAGGTATAGCCATGAGTCAACAGGTAGAAATTCAATTAACGGGTATGGCGTTGGTTCAAGTGACTAAAACAGTCACCGTTTCACAAGAGCAGTCAAAGGCACTTTTAGCTGATGATGGCGCAATGCAACACCTTTTAGCCAGTGCTGTGAACGCGCCAGTAAAGGCTTGGGACAACGTTTTTGGTAAGCGTGAGCTGATAGAAACAATTGAGCCTACAGGGGTTCGGTGTTTAACCACGCATTGCGGTTGGGTTGGGGAAGGCGTAAGCGTTTGCCCCAAATGCCAAGGCCAACGCTTTCACAAATTTCAATCTATTCAACCTCGGTAGTAAGGGATCATTATGAATACACAAGACAATACAGCACGCACATTTTTAGCAAACCCGCGCGGTTATCAAGTCCCGCTAGACAAAATTGCAGCCCACGACATTGAAAAACACGACCTAGTAAATGGGTTTGTTGATGAGGCCAAGGCGCTATCTGAGTTGCATGACGAATTTAAGCGCAAGGTGTTTAAGAGTGTGAACACATTTATAGCTGATTTGTTTGCAAGCTATAACGTTGAGATAGGCGGTAATAAAGGCAATGTTACGTTAACCAGCTATGATGCCAAGCGTAAAGTAGAAGTTGGCGTTGCTGATCAGATCACGTTTGGTCCTGAGATAAATGTGGCAAAAGAACTCATCGACAAGGTGATCAATGAAAAGTTGGAAACACTAGGCGAAGACAAGCTACTACGCCAAATTGTACAAGATGCGTTTAGCACAAACAGTGATGGCAATTACAACAAGGCGCGGATCATGGCATTGCGTAAATACCGCCTAGCCAGTGATAGCGAAGATTGGGCCAATGCGATGCAAGCGCTTGATGATGCGATCATTCTCTCAAGCACCAAAACTTACGTGCGCTTTTATGAGCGTAATGCGCTAGGTAGCTGGGTTCATATCCCATTGGTTAGTAAATCTCTATAAAGGTGGCGTTATGTATTTATCAAAATCAAAACTGATTCAATTAATACATGTAGGTAAAACGAGTTTAGGCTGGGACGAAGATTTGTATCGTCAAATTTTAGTCGAACTGACTAAGAAAGAAAGCTGCGAAGGTATGAACGTAGGTGAGCTAAACAAAGTGCTGTCTCACATGAAAGACAAAGGTTTTAAAGTGGTGACTAAAAAGCGCGGTGGTAAAAACTCACCAATGACTCGTGATATAGCTCCCGAAGACAAAACGCCACTGGATAAACTGCGCCAAGTTTGGATCGCTATGAGCCATCGTGGCTATTTACGCGATGGCTCGGAAGCCGCGCTACTCAATTGGAGTAAATCACAAGCTAAGCGTATGAACAGTAACGTAGCTATTGAGCGTTTGGAGTGGCTACGCGCACCTATGGTTCATGCACTGATTGAGCAGTTAAAAAGCTGGTATGCGCGTCTGATGGCAAAAGACATGAAAGAGCTAGTCCCTGATTTAAAAAAGCTGCCACTGAACGATGAGGAAAAGTTCGAGGCGGGACGCATTGTGTATAAATATAACAACTTTTCAAATTGTAATGTTGAGCAGCTTGAGAGCGCTCTTAACTTCACAGGCTTAATGCTTGGCCGATATGAGGAGTCTAGTAATGGCTGAACAATTTGGCAAAGGCTCAGAACGTGGTATTGGTATGTTGCTGGCTATCTTTGAGGTTGTTACTCGTGGGGTTGCCGACGTAGTTGGTGCTGAACAAGCAGGCCAGATAGGCCGTGAAGCTGTAGACCGAGTTCGTCATACATTTGGGGGCGAGAACGTTTATGTTTGCAAGGGCGTATCACTGGATACAATTCTGAAGCACAACAAAATCTGGAGCGAGTTTACTGGAGATAACCACGTCGAACTAGCTAAGAAGCATGGCTATTCTGTGCAGTGGATATATGAAGTTGTTCGTACTATGAACCAGCTGAAAACGGATGAAGTACAAGGAGACCTATTCGATAGTTGCAAAGGTAAAGGGACTAAAGATGGTGGAGGGCATTCACTATGCTGAAACGTGACGACGAGATCACAGTAAACACATGGCTGTTGCTGCTCCTTCTATTTACCACGCTACTACTCGGATTCGAGTTTGGAAAAAGGGTATATATAGAAGAGCAATTGGAAGAGCCAGAGCAAACAGTCAGATTCGGTCGCAACGGCGGCCCATCAATTCCACCGATAGAACCAGAAGCCCCACCTTTATATAAGGTAATTTGGGAGCTAATGAATGAGGAAGAAAATGAAGAGTAA